ACGGAGTGTCGGCAGAAATTGCAGGCAAGGGAGGCAATGGATATGCCCCCGGGGCGATCACCAAAATTCTCGATCCGCTGGCTTTTGTGTCGCAGGTCGAGAATATCGACACAACAGGGGGCGGGTCAGATGTGGAAACCGACGAACAATTGCGGGATCGTATCAAACTGGCGCCGTCGCAATATTCATCGGCAGGGTCCCGGGCCAGCTATTTGTTTTACGCAAAATCCGCGAATGCCCTGATAACGGATGTGTCGGTATCGTCCCCCGTCCCGGGCACGGTATTGATCGTACCGCTGACAGAGGCCGAGACGACCCCCGCCCAAGTCCTCGATGATATTTACAATGTTTGTAGCGCCGAAAGCGTCCGTCCGCTCACGGATACCGTAATCGTTGCGGCACCTACACGTAAAGACTACGAAATCATGGTTGATGTGGTGTTGTACGAGGGGACCGATGCTTCTGTCGAGCAGGCCGCGATCAGTGCCACATTGGAGAAATTCGCCTGCGAAAAACGCGGGAAATTGGGCTTGGATATAATCCGTTCGCATATCGCCCAAAAATGCCGGCTGGCAAAAGTGTATGACATCGAGGTCGTTTCTCCTGCGGAAAACATCATCGTTTCAGAGGAACAATTTCCGAATTGCACGAACATCAACGTAAATATAACCGGTTATAATCGTGGATAGTGCAAAGATCATAGCAAGCGCAATAAGCGACAATGAGCTGGCACAGGCTTTTTCGGAACTGGTGGCCGAACGGTGGGATAATTGGGATTTGTCGGTCTTTTTGCCATACCTCGTAGATACGTGTGCAGCCTCCGTGTTACCTTATCTTGCCGACCAATTCGACGTTGAGGGGGTGAGAGGCTTCGCTATGGCTATGGACGAAGAACAACAGCGCGACATAATCAAAAAGTCCATTGCTCTGCACAAATATATCGGTACCCCGTGGGCTATCCGCGAAGCATGCCGCACAGTCGGTTTTCCCGTAATTGTTTTGGAGGAGGGGGTAAGTGCGATTCCGGAAGGTCCTGAAAGTCCTGAAGACTGGGCACGATTCCGGGTATTAGTTGAGGCGCATCCCAATCGTCACATTACCGCCGAGGAGGCGAAAAAAATGCGGCTCTTTGTCGAGTTCTACAAAAACGAGCGGTCGCACCTGGTCGAAATGGGATTTTTCCAGCCGCTGATGGATCGACTTTCCGTCCAACATGAGGAATTGGACGTAATGTTTCTATCCCTTTCCCCGAATCCGGTTTTATTAACAGCAAACGGAGCGGCCCGATCCGTTGAGGTGAATTCCAATGTCGATTGGACGTTGGAAAGGACAGTTTATGAATGGCCCGACGGTTCCGGCAACAAATTAACGCTGGAATTTACCGGACATGCCGGACATGGTGAAATTATCGTAAAATCCGATTACTACATTAAGGAAAACCCCAAAGTTCGGGCCTATAATTCGGCCTATTCTGAAGCATACAGCTTGCCCGGAAGTGATGAGCGTATCATGGATATTCCGATTTTTTCGCTTTCGGGCAAATGCCTGGGTATTCTGACCGTCACACAAAATTGCGGATTTCACAATGCGTATTCCCGGGCTTATTCTAATGCGTATAACATCTTCAATCACGAGGCATACATTAATGTTTCACCGACGGATATATGGTTGCCGGCTGATCCGGTGGAAGACGTACAGATTACAGTTGAATCCAATACGACATGGACGATAGAATAACATTTCATCACTAAAACAAAAAATTATGGCAAAACCTCAATGGGTAGCGACCCAACCCTCCAGCGGGTCGATGAATGGAACGGTGAACGTCAGCGGTTCGAAACACACAGGTCGAAATCAACGATCCGGCAAACTGACATTCAAAGCCGACGGTGCCCCGGACGTCGAACGTCCCGTGAATCAAGCGGGCCGAACGGAGTTCGTGACGGTCAGCGACGTTTCGGCCCCCAAAGGCGGCGGAAATGTAACGATCACCGGAAAATCGAACTCCAGCAAACTCAACTTTGCGCTGGGTGTCGGCGACATCACCGTTACCCTCCCGACAAATTATTCGGCTGGCGGTGCGACCACTCCGAACAACACGGCGATTACGGGTGACCCCGGTGCCAGCGCGGAATTTGAATTTTCCATGACGCTGGCCATACCGGCAAACTCGACGGTAACGAATAAAAGCCGGAAAATTACGATTACGGCGGCAGGAGGACAAACTGCTACGTCCACTATTTCGCAGGCCGCGGGCGATCCGGTCTTGTCGGTTGCTCCTACATCCATTACGTTGGATGCCGAGGGTGCCGCAGTCGCGGTTACCGTTACCTCGAACACTAACTGGACGGTCGAGTAATGGCAAGAAAAGCGATAATGTGGGGCGATGGGACCTCGGATAGAATTAAGATAACTTTTTCCGGGGCTGTCGGCATAAGCACATTGCTTGTTCAATCTGATCCTAACCATACATTGTCGCCCCGTAAAGCAATTATCAAGTTGAAAATTAACGGAGCCACCGCTGGGACACTGACCGTCGAGCAGCAGCCAAGAAAAAAAGCATTTTCGGTGGCTTACCATGAAGCGTACAAATAACAATTTTTCAATATGACAAAGGAGGAACTGAAAAAATTGTCGAATGATACTTTTTTCGACAATAACGAGGGACTGATATCCCCCGACGGTCACCGTCGATTTAATACGGCCATTATTGATACGATGGCCGAGGAAACTGAACTCCGGCAACTGGCCGATCCGCTGATCCCCCACCATGCGAGACTACTCGTTATTGACGAGATTATCCATGATGGGTTGGCGTCATGGAATCGCTCACCGAACCATGTAGCATATGCGTATAGTGTCGTTAGATTTCCAATTGGCGACATTACGCATCATTATTCGAAAGACGTTGATGGAAAAACGCACAAAGAAACAACTGTTTTCGGTCCGGCGGTTCGTTCCGATGAAAGCGGTGCATATTTCGTTGTAACAATGCCGGGCAGGTACGTTTTATTCGTAAAGCAGCTGGGGAATATAGGTGGCCTCGTTCAACAGATATTCGATATTACGCCGGAGCAGGCTGCCACGGAATATCGAATCAATTACGAGGATGTTACGCCTGGACATTTAGCTTTAAGAACAGGGAAACATAACAGATCGTTCGCCCGTCTCTATTACGTAACAAACAGCATTTATGAAAGCGTAAATTATGAAATCAAAGCAGGAACGACGTTCAAATACACCCGTGCGTCCAACGACATTCCCGGTGCGATTGCTGGCGATAAGGCTGTCGGCGTGACCGTTCATGCGCTTGCAGTTCCCGGCCCGATGGTAACTCGTCGGGGAGAGCATGTTCCGATACGGACAATCAACCGGCCGGAATTGAATCTTCGACATACTTTTACTATCAATGCTACTGAATCTATTACGGTAGAACTATTCCTTAACCGAAATTTACTCAAAGATCATTTGACGGATAAAATGAGTAAATATTATGAGGTGTGGTTTAAGAAATCAAAGACGTGGCACCACAAAGACAATCCGAACGCCGATAGAATAACCCGCCGTATTGTTGGCTATGTAAGGGTGATTCCCAGACAAAAAATGGAGCAAATAGCCATCACGCCAAAATGGGTATTGACGCCTGCCCCGGCAGAAAAAGGATTTATGCAATTGCCTCAATTCGTGGATTTTCAAATCCGCATGAAAAATAACGAAAGAACTGTTGTTGCCCAGTACCGGGCAACGAAAGAATACCTCGGCAATAATAAAAATAAGTTCGTTTTCAGACGGATATAAAAAAGCGACTATTTCACCATCCACTGCGAGGGACTACCGTGCCGCTGGGAATGATCTAATAGTCGCGTCACAAATGTAGATTGTAATTCTAAATCATCCAAACAAAGTCATTAAAAAATGAACATTACGGATAAAATTTGCCGCGCTTGCGGCAAACTGCGTTTGACAGCTTACGACAATGAGGGGCGCGAACTATGGCAGGACAGCGGCAACAACCTTATCGTGCAGACGGGATATGAGGCATTGGCCGACTGCCTCGCAGGTAATACCGATGCGACCTTATCGCATGTGGAAATCGGCCCTCGTGGTGATACCCCCGTTCTTTCCGACGCCGCAATTACCGACCCGGTGCGCATCTACACAGAAATCACCTCTCGGGGAGCCGAGGGGGTTCGGCTGGACTTTACGATTGGTTATCCGATAGCCAACGGAATGCCGATCCGTGAGTTCGGCATCATTACAAAGGATGGACGGCTGTTTTCCCGACGGGTACGTGCAGCCATTGAAAAAACCGACGCCATGACGATTGTCGGGCAATGGGATATAACCTTTTAACACCGAGGCAATGCAGGAACGAAATATCATTAACAGCACGACGGCGGCGATGGTCGCCCCGCTTCTTGATTTTTACAACCGACTTATTCCGTTCATCCTATTGGCCATCATATTGATTGTAGTCGATAGCCGTTTCGGGGTGGCCGCGGCCCGTAAACGAGGCGAAACAATACGTCCGTCGCGAAAATGGCGGCGCGCGACCAACAAACTCGTGGATTATATTTGCTGGGTGACGCTGGCCGGGATGTTCGGACAAACTTTCGGCGACGTGCTCGGCATTCCACTCCTTTCGGGATTGATCCTATTATTGGTATACGGCATCGAAATAACCAGTTGCTTCAACAACTATTTCGAATACAAAGGAATCAACAAGAAAGTCAATATTTTCAAATTATTCAATCGTCCGGAGATCGAACGTTGCATCGAAGACACGGAGCAAAAAAATAAATCATGAGCAAGTATTTTCAAGATTCTGAATTCAATAGATGTTCACCGGCATGTTCTATCGACGACATGCACCCCGAAACCCTTAAACGGTTGGATCAAGCCCGGGAACATGCCGGGATACCCTTTGTGCTATCCTCGGCATATCGTAGTCCCGCCCACGACAAATCCAAAGGGCGAAGCGGCACCGGGGCCCATACCATGGGCCGCGCCGTGGATATTCGTTGCAACACCAGCGCGAACCGATGGAAAATCGTGTCAGCTCTGATCGCGGCCGGGTTTACCCGAATCGGCATAGCGAATACGTTCATACATGCTGACGATTCGCCCAAACATGCACAAAGCGTAATTTGGACCTATTAAATTCGATACGATGAGAAAAATCTATTACAACAGCATCATTGCCCGCCTCTTTCTATGGGTTAAAGGAAAGAATACGGCCACGTTCTTCGGATTCATTTGTACCAAGCATAAAAGCGCATCCCCATTGAGTGCCTCGGTCATAAATCATGAAGCGATCCACGTCGAACAATACAAGGAGGTCACGGCCGCCGCACTGCTAATGGCCGTGGTCCTCTCCCCCTTGTTCAGGTGGATGGCATGGCCTTATATTGCTGCCTTGCTCCTCTTTTACCTTATCTATTTCGTTGAGGCTGGCATATCGTGGGTATTTCATGCCATTCGTCGTTCAAAAAACGCCGTGGATATTTCCTACCGAAATTCCATGTTCGAAATGGAAGCGTATGCCCATGAAAACAACATCGGATATATTCCGGATCGCAAACCGTTTTACTGGCTCCATTACATCGGGAAAGTATGAAAAAATATATGTATGTTGCGCTCGTGGCGTTGGTCGTCGTTACGGCATTCGGTGTTCTGTTGAGGCAAAACAGACGGTTACGGCTGGATCGTGATACTTACCGCACCAATACCGAAACATTATTGGGCGAGGTTGAACGGTATGAAACCAAGTCAGGCCAACAGGCGGTCCGCATCGGGGAATTACAATTGCGAATCGGCGAGTTGGAGAAATACCGTGCCGAGGATGCTGCATTGATCCGAGACATGGGTATCAAAAGGCAGGAACTGGAGCAATTAACCAAACTGCAACAGGAAACAATTTATAGTTTGCGCGGGCAAGTCCGCGATACGGTTTACATTGATACTGGTCCGGACGGTTCAGGGGAGAAACCGGTAAAATGCGCCGAATACAGTGACGAGTGGCTGGATTTCTCGTGCACGATTTTTGACGATAATACGTACAAGGCAGATATTACAAGCCGCGACCGTATTACCTATGTCGAGCGTGTGGAATATGCCCGGTTTCTCGGATTTCTTTGGCGGACGAAACGCATCAAGTCGCGCGATCAATCAATCGTGAATCGTAATCCCCATACCCAAATTATCGACGCGGAATTTATTACGATTCGCAGATAGACCCGCACAAATGTTTGTCGATTGTTTGTCCAAAATAAAAAGCGGATATTATCATTAGGTATGAAAAACGGCCCTACATTATTGTGTAGGGCCGTTTTTTGATGGTGGAGAATACGAGATTCGAACTCGTGACCTCTTGCATGCCATGCAAATATTAAAATTGGTTGCGTTTTTATGCTAAGTATGTAATTTACAATGGTTTAATATGGATAGCAGTGGTTGAATTTTCTAATTTTTATTCAAAAATCCCCGGTTTTTAAGCGCTTATTTGTACCTTTGTTTGTCGATAGTTTGTCCAAAAACAAAAAGACTATGCCAACATTTGCGATTGAGGTACGCGAAAAGAACGAGCGTCGAGACGGGAAATTCCCGGTTTCGATTCGGATCACGCACAAACGGGTGTCGCGGAAAATTCCGACGGATGTATATGTAACCCGGAAGCAGGTCAAGTCCGATTTCTCCGGACTCAAAGATACAACAATATTGAAAAAATTGCTAAACGATATTAGCAATTATGAGGAAATTCTTGTTCGGGGGTTAGGAACTGATTTAAGCCGTTATACTGCCCAAGAACTCGTTCATTACATACAAAATCAAAAAGAGACGGCAGGCGGTGCCGGAATTGATTTCATCGCCTTTTGCCGCACCCATATCCAGCGGTTGCGGAATGCCGGCCGGACCGGTTCCGCCGGCCGCTTCGAGGCCGTCGTGCATAACGTGTGCGACTATTTCGGCCGCTCCGTCGTATTCATCAAGGAAATCAACGTCAAGAATCTTGCGGGGTTCATCGAGTACATGCAGCGGCCGCGCACTATCACACGCCCGAACCAGTTCGGAAAGGCGATCACCAAACAGGTTGCGGGGTGCAAGGCGCAAACCGTCAAGGATTACCTTGCGGACATTCAGACGCTGTTCAATGCCGCCTGCGACGAGTACAACGACGAGGACGCCGAAACCGCCCTGATTACCCACCGCCCGTTCTCCAGCAAGAAATTGCAGATCGAGGTGCGGGAGGAGCCCGAGAAGCGGGATTTGTCCGTGGAGGAGCTGGTGCGGATCCTCCGGGCCGACACGGTGCCCGGCCAGCGTATGCAGCTGGCCCGCGACGTGCTGGCGCTGTCGTTCTATCTGCTGGCCATGAACACCGCGGACATGTTCGGCGCGGATGCTGCCCTCGACGGCCGGCGCATCACCTACCGACGTCAGAAAACCGCATCCCGCAGAAAGGACGAGGCGTTTTTCTCCGTGAAGATCGAACCCGAAGCTCTGCCGCTGCTGCGGAAATACCGCGATCCGGACAAAAAGCGGCTTTTCTCGTTCCATAAGATGTACGCCGATTTCCGCGGGTTCAACGGCAACGTCAATAAGGGGTGCAAGCAGCTCGCGGCCCATTTGGGCATCAACGCCGATCTGTCCTCCTACTACATGCGCCACACGTGGGCGACCGTCGCATCGGAGGATTGCGGCATAAGCGACGCGGAAATCGGCCTTGCGCTGAACCACGTAAGCGAGGACGACATGGAAAAGGGCAAAAGCCTGAAAACGACCCGGGGATACATCCACCGGCGGTTCACAAGGAACGATATCAACCACAGAAAGGTTTTGGATTTCGTGCAAAGCAAGATGATTACCGCAAAATAGTTCAGAAAACTATACTGTTTTATTTGCATAATAGTTCATTTTGCACTATATTTGCAGTGTCAAACAATAACAACGGTAATATGAAATCAAGTGAATTGCACCGACTAATCCAAAAAAATGGGTGGCAAGTCATAAGGCAAGCAGGCAGCCATGTTATTTACGAAAAGGGTAGTAAAACGATTTCCGTTCCTTTTCACGGAGCAAAAGAAATGGGAACAGGCATAGCAAACAAATTCATTCGGGAAATGGGCCTTAAATAAGGCTCCATCCCGGATATAAAGGATAATAAAACCATGAAAAAGGCAAAAATCAAAGTTTTGGTAGAATGGGCCTCTGACGGGACAATATCGGCCATGATGGAAAACGAAATGTTTGCCGGAATGGGAGCGACCGTCGAGGAGGCGATTAGCGACATGAAAAAAGGCGTCGCATTTTTCATTGAAACCGCCAAAGAAAAAGGGTTTTCCTACAAAGACTATTTAGAGGGCGATTTCGACGTCGAATTGGAATACGACGCAGTGAGCATGTTGCAATATGCCCGCGAATACATCAAGGATACGAAATTGGCCGAGCTGACCGGCATTAAAGCGCAACAATTGGCGCGGTATGCCAACGAGAAAACCAGACCCCGCCCCGCGCAGCGCATTCGGATTGTCGAGGCATTACGTAAATTTGCCGCACCGTTATATGCTATTACTTTGTAGTTATTGTTTGACAGCGTACCGATAAGGTAATAGCCGCCCCGACCTGATGGCCGGGGCGTTTTTGTTGAGGCATGACCGGCGGGATCGGCCCGGTTGCACCGGCCGGAACCGGCCCGGCGTCCCTACTCCTCCGGAAGCTGCGCGGCGCCGTCGGCCGATGCCTCCGCACCCTCCGCCGCTTTCCCCGCGTCGATCCGCAACCCCTGCCGGGCGTTGATCGGCGACACGACCTTGCGGCCGGTCCGCGCTTCGAGCTCCAGCCGGGCATTGCGGGCAATCGTGCCGCCCTGATGCGCCACCGCCTTGTGCTCCGCCAGCGTCCGGGGGTCCGTCGCCTCGGTTATGTCCTTTGCCGAAGCCTCCGCAAGCATGTTGAGGATGAGTTCGGTGTTGGTCATGTTGTCGCGCAGGTTCTCTTTGTGCAGGCCCTTGTACGCCTTGTATTCGCGCGTGGTGAAGCCGGACCACGCATTCGTGATGATGTCGGTCAGCGTGGCGAACTGCTGCCCCTCCTGCACGCCGCGCTTTTTCCACGCGTCGGTCAGGTCCTTGCGCACCTCGATCGCTTTCAGCCGCTGATTGATCCAGTTGTCCGAATACCCCAGCCGCTTATAGTCGGCCATCGCCTGCTGGATCGACAGCTCCGGGTCCTGCATCTGATCGAGGCGGTCGGCGGCAACCTGCGCCATCCACTGCTTGAACGGCTCCGCTTTCGGCGACGGGATCGACTGGATGATCCGGAACATCCCCTGCGTCGTGGCAGCCATCGCCCGCCGCAGTTTTCCGTCTGCACCTTTCATCGGAACCAGGGTACAAATTGTACCCCAGTTCGCGGATAGCTCCGCGTCGCGGCTTCGCATTCTTTTGATATATTGCTTGGGATCGGCACTGTCGGTCAGCACCTCGATTACATCCACGACGGAGAAATACCACTCCTCCGTGCGGTCGTCCCACACGGTGCGCACCTTGCGCTCCTCGAATAACTGTATGGCTTGCTTCTGTTGTGTCATCTGCGTATTGTTATGTGTCATGGCCGCGCGGCCGTCGGCAAAGGTAGAAAAAAAGACCGGTAACGCCTCGGTTATCGGTCTTTACCTTTTTCGGATTACCCTTTAATTCGGCTTTTTCGAGGCTTTGGCGAAGCCGAATTTAATGGGGGGGGGTAAATCGCTGTTTCACTGGTTGTTGCATCATGCGCGCCCAAATCGGGCATTGTGTGGGCTTTTTCCAGTCCCATGCAACGTTCGTATAGTGTCCGGTATTTGGTCGCCTCCTCGATCAATGCCTCGATCCTCCGGTCTTTCTCTCGGAGATACTCCATCAACATCGTAATGTTTCCCTCCGGTTGTTGAGGTGCAACAGAAGCGGGCGCGGATGCTTTCAATGAACAATCACCGAAAAAAATCAAAACATTTTCATTTATCGCGTCTGCAATCCGCTCCAATACTCCCGTCTTTATATCATCGACATTCAGCAAACTTTGAAGATTTTGGGGAATAATGCCCATAGATTCGGCAACAGAGGCAAGTTTGTATCCCCGTTCTTTCAAAATTTCTTTCACTCTTTTCCCCGTCATATTCAGGAGTTTAATCAAAAGATAAGCATAACAACTTAAAGAAATAAGTATTTTTACTTGTTTTTATAAGTTCTTTAACTTACTTTTGTAAATGTAAACATATATATATGCAAATATAGAAAAATAAAACAAGAACGCAACGGGAAAAGGTCAGAAATCCGTGGAACCAAACAAAAAAGGTCATGAGAGAAATTAAGTACAGAGGTAAAAGCATCGGAGAAAATAAGTGGATATCCGGTTCCTTGTGGCGCGACACACGCGATGGGACAACCCATATTTGGAGCGAAGAACTGAAATGTTGGGTAAAGGTCGATCCTGCTACCGTCGGCCAGTTTCCGAACTTGCACGACAAAAACGGAGCGGAAATTTGCGAGGGGGATATTTTGGCTTTGCCGGCCAATGGAAAAGAGGTTGAATTTGAGTTTGTAGGTTGGGAGGGATTATATCCCACTTATGTTCGCCTCTATGCCGTAGCTTATCATGCCGGAGAATGTGGGTTCGGCTTATGTTTCCCGCATGAAGCCCTCCACGACAATCCCGACATCTGCGGACTCGCCGGGCATGATCGGATGTATATCATTGGGAATATTCACGACAACCCCGAAATCCTCAAAACCGACACAAGGTCGAAATAAAACTTACTCGACAATGAGACAACAACAACTTTCCGAAATCTGCGTGACGATGGTTGTCCGTACATACGGGATTCCCATGGCAGACGAAACCGACATGCCATACACTATGCCGAGCGATATCGAACGGATCGTTGAGGTAAACGGCTCTCCGGTCTATGCGGTGCGAACGGCGCTCGCATTGGACGAAGATACGGCGCCGCGCCGATTCGAACAGTGGCTGGTCGAATGGACCAAATCAATGGAAATAGCCGATGGCCGACATGATGGCGGAACCGATGGTCGCAATTTTTTGTGCCGTTGCAAAATGTTCGGGCGCAAGGTCTTTCGCAAGTTTATCCAATTCAAGCCCTAATTTTTCGATATTGGCTTTGAGTAACATTTCTTGTCCTACGAATCCTCCACGACTGTAAAAATCATGTGCATCCACAGAAATACATATCATGATATTGCCACCCAAATAGCGGGAGCACTCGATCAATCCCATTTTTTCGAACTGGTCTATGATGGCCGAATATTCGGCAGAGGTAAGGTCGTGGGCTTTACAATCGGTTTTGATATTTGTCGCGCATCGCATTGTTGATACAGAGACGAATTTAGACAAAATCCGATCCTTTGTTTGAGATGAAATCATAACACTGAAATTTAGAGTTGAACGCCTAAAGTTAAGTGTTTCCCCGCGAACCGTCAAGCGGTTGTCCGGAGCGATACCGGCGCGGGGCCGAAATAATAACCCACAAGGATATGGAAACTACTGAAAAGATCAACATCCGGGGAGCAATCAAGGCGCTGGCCGCCATTGGAGAAACGTATGTGTTCCCCCGAAATGAGGACTACAAGCCGAGTACGATCCGCAACACCGCCGCCTCTGTCAAGAGTGACACGGGGCGCCAGTTCCGGGTGCAGGTCGGAAAAGACAGCATTGTTGTAATTCGTAAATCGTAAGCATTATGGAATATCAACCCATAGACAGGCTGCAATTAAAGCAGTTGGAGGCATTGATGGATGTGGTAATAGAAAAATTTGCCGTCAAGCATGGACTTATCAAACCATATCTATCGCTCAATGAAGCGTATAAAATGTACGGTCGCAGAACCGTAGAGCGTTGGATTGCCGAGGGACTTATTGAAATCCAAAAGGACGGAACACGCACCAGCAAATGTCGCATATTGCGCGAGCAGATCGAGTTGGTTGCATCGCAAAGCAACCGGGCGAGCTGGTACGAACATCACGAATAACGAACCCCATGGAGACGACATTTCAGCGGATCATCCGCCGCACAGGACGAAAGCCGGTCAGTTGCAAGTGCCGGGAGTGCCAGCAGCAGTGCCGCACGTGTCCGTGTTTGGGCACGCCGGACGACATCGAGCGTCTGATCGACGCGGGGTATTCCGACAAATTGGCCCTTACTTATTGGTGTGTGGGGCAAATGTTCGGAGCGATCCCGCATCCCATTCGCATGGTGCAGGCCATACAGACAGATGGCGGGTGTATTTTCTTTCGCGACGGATTATGCGAGCTGCACGAATGCGGCTTGAAACCGACCGAGGGCCGGTTATCGCATCACACCACCCGTCTCGAAACCTTTCGGTTCCGCAACTCGCTTGCATGGAATGTCGCAAAGGAATGGATTGATGTACGTAACGACGATACGATCCAACGGATCGAGACCAAATTAAAATTGCGCATCCTATGAAAACGTATGTCATAATCCTATCCAAGCAGTTTCCGCAAGGGCATCGGCACTCGGGCATGCCGACGCGGTTTCGGTGTGCATATCTGCAAGGTCGCGAATTATGCTCGGACTGCATAATCCAATGCAATTACGATGAAGACGCAATCCGACGCATGGGCCGAACATGTAGTCGCAATCTATGGAAATACCGAAAGATTCATACCATACGGGCGAATTACGCACTGTGGGAAAAGCGCATCCGAGAGATCGAACGCGCCGAGGCATGCCTATCTATTCGGCAATGGTCCGGAAAGCCGTATCGCAGCCCTCAAATCGAAATCGGACGGCTGACCCGAACGGATGGTGTCGGGATTCAGAAACTCGAAATATACTCGCCTTTCGCCATCATTATCGACAGCATGCTGCATACTCCTGAATTGGAGCAGGAGTTGGCGCATAATGACGGCCTTTCGATTGGCGATTGGCGGTCGTGGTTCAGGGACGAGGATAATCAACCGATGGCGATCATTCATTTTACAGATTTCAGATACAAATAATAATAAATAAGGTTGGATATGGCAAACATTCTAAAAACGGACAAGGGGACGTTTATTCTGCGCTCCGATTTTTACCCACAAGTACAACTATTAACCCGCGAGCAGCGCGGGGACCTCTTGACTGCGATTTTCGCATACGCGGCCACTGGGGAAATTCTCGAATTGGACGGCATAACCAAAATGTGCTTCGAGTTCATCAAAGCGTCGATAGATTTCTATGCGACAAAATATGATACCCAGTGTCGGATAAATCGCGAAAACGGCATGAAAGGCGGCCGACCCAAAAAGCAAAGTGGCGAAAACCAAACGGATAACAACAAAACCGGTCGGTTTAATGAAAACCCAGCGGAAAGCGAAAAAACCGACCGGTTTTTAGAAGAACCGACCGAAAGCGAAAAAATCGACCGGATACAAAACAAACCGACCGGAAAAACCATAACCGAGAGGTTACCCGAAAAACCGGAGGAAAGCGAAAAAAACCGCCGGTTTTCAGAAAAACCGACTGAAAGCAAAAAAACCATAACCGAGAGGTTATCCGAGAAACCGGAGGAAAGCGAAAAAACCCGCCGGTTTTCAGAAAAACCGACCAAAAGCGAAAAAACCGAAAATCCCCCTTTTCCCCCTATAACCCCCTTATCCCCGTGTGAGTGTGAGTGTGATAGTAATAGCACACACACAGTAAGTGACAAGATGGAAGGGGGTGTGGGGGAAACCATTTCCCGACCAGCGGAGAAAATCAGCCCCGATGCCGCCCGCGATCTTCTCGACTGGATTTCCGCCGAATTTCCGTTGATCGCCGCTATGGCTGTCCCCTTTACGGAGCAGAACATGGTTTGGATGCTCCGCAAGTACAGCGTTGAGGACATCCAGCGTATCATCGCTGCCATGCACAACAAGCGGGCATTCGAGAATTTCAGTGCCTACGCCACGTTCAACAATTTCGCCAAGTACGACAAAGAACTGGCCGAGCGTCGGAACACCGCCAGCGCATCGGCGCCGAAGCCCTACACTTGGGATGCCGTACTGGAGTACGTAGACCGTCACCGCGGCGAGGCCACGACGGACGATTTCGAAAGGCAGGAGAATAATGGCCGGGCAGTGTGGTACAAGAAAACCGATTTGCAAACTTCGAAACAACCGCAGGCATGAACGACATAACCGACAAAATGACAGCAAACGAATTTCGGGCGCTTTTGCGCGGCGAAAAGAGTCCTACCTCAACCAGCAACCGAAAAGTCGTAAATGCGGCGAAAATCGAGCAAAACGGGGTTGTCTTTGATAGCAGGCTCGAATGCTACATGCACAATCTGCTCCAAATGCACGGAATCGGGTTTCTGTTTCAGAAGCGCTACACCTTGCAGGAGGCTTTCAAGTACAACGGCGAAACGATTCGGGCCATCACCTACACGCTGGACTTTTACTTGCCGGATTATGACATGGCAATCGACACGAAAGGTGTCGCCACCCAGCAGGGCCAGCTCCGTATCAAGATGCTGAAACGGTTATTTGCTGACCTGGGCCGGACAACCGAGATCGAGTTGCCGCGGACGACAGCCGAGTGCGATGCGCTGGTGGCGCGGATTATCGGTAAACGAGAATAATATCGAGAAAATCATGCAAACGAATACAATGAGAACTATAAAATTCCGAGGCAGGCGCCTTGACAACGGTAAGTGGTGGTACGGCAGTTTGGTAATTCTCAATGGCCGTTATTTCATCTTCAACGACGAGGGAAGATACGAGGTTTCAAGCGCCACTGTCGGCCAGTATACGGGGTTGAAAGACAAGGCTGGACAGGAGATTTATGAGGGCGACATCCTTTGTGTAACGAGTGATTTTGGCGAAATATACAATCGCGAAGTCTATTATTTGGATGATGGTTTTCGCATTCATTTGGATGATGAAACCGAAATTCAATCCATCGTGCGTGCTGTTGAATCTTATGATGCTGAAATCATCGGCAACATTCACGACAACCCCGAATTGCTGAAAGGAGGTGAGCAATGATAGTCACGCCCAAATTTCGGTTTGTCGAGGGAAGTTTCGACACGGAACGGATCCAGTTCATTTGCATACCCGATGACAAGCATGGTAGGGTCGATCTCTGCATCAAAGACCCCGACTGCGGATGGAACATTCCTATCGGTCAAATCAAGTTGTTCAGCCGCGATTTGTACCGCGACTTCAAGGATACATTACCCGACGCGACAAAACTCGGTGAAGAGATCGCGCGACGGTGGAATGAATGCGAAATAAAAAAATAAGGCGATATGAAACTGCTATACATCGACTTATTCTGCGGAGCAGGCGGAACCTCAACCGGCGTTGAGAACGCCCGAATAGAGGGACGGCAATGTGCAAAGGTCATTGCATGCGTCAATCATGACGCCAACGCAATCGCTTCGCATGCGGCCAACCATCCCGACGTACTGCATTTCACCGAGGACATACGCACATTGGACCTTGCGGAGCTGACCGCCCATGTTGAGGCCATGAGGAACCGATACCCCAATGCCCGTGTGGTATTGTGGGCGTCATTGGAATGCACGAACTTTTCGATTGCCAAAGGCGGGCAAAGCCGGGACGCGGACAGCCGGACATTGGCCGAGCATCTTTTCCGCTACATCGACGCACTCCGGCCCGATTATGTGCAGATCGAAAATGTCAAAGAGTTCATGACTTGGGGACCGCTGGCGGCCCGGGTCGTTGAGGCTTCGGCCCGCAGGGGTGCGTATTGTCCCCTTACGATAAAGATCACCGGAACCGGCAAGAACAGACGCCGAACGTTCGGGCCCACGTGGGTGCCTGATACCGCGCACCGCGGCGAGTATTACCGGCGCTGGGTCGAGCGTATTTGTGCCGTCGGTGGATACCGGTTCGAACACCGCATTCTCGATTCGGCCGATTTCGGGGCATACACATCCCGGCGGAGGTTCTTCGGAATATTCGCCGCGGGCGAGTTGCCGATCACGTTTCCGGAACCGACGCATGCCAAGCGTCCGGCGCCCGTTTTGTTCGCTACCGGCACCCGGGTCAAATGGCGCCCGGTCCGCGAGGTGCTGGACCTGCAAGATGAGGGCACCAGCATATTCGGTCGCAAAAAACCGCTCGTCGGCGCGACGCTGGAACGGATATATGCAGGTCTGATAAAGTTCGTGGCTGGCGGCAAGGAGGCATTCTTGGTGAAATGGAACTCGATGAGCCAAACGGGGAAATACCACGCGCCGAGCGTTGATGATCCATGTCCGACCGTCGCAACGCAAAATCGCCTCGGCATCGCACAAGTCAATTTCCTCTCCAAGCATTACGGCGGCAAGCCGGCGGGCAAATGCGTTTCGGTCGAGGAGCCTGCGGGGACGATAACGACATGGGATCATCACTCGTTCATCACCGCTTACTACGGGAACGGGCATAACCACTCCATCGACGCGCCCGCGCCTACGCTGACGACGAGGGATCGACTCGCATTCGTGGAAATGCAGTACGGGAATGGATGTGTCATGTCTGTCGAAGCACCGGCCGGAACTGTTACGACCAATCCGAAACATCACCTTGTGACATGTCGCCCCGTCAGCTCCGCATGCAAAGGGCGCTATCTGTTGAATCCGCAATATGCCTCCAAAGGTGGAAGTATCGAAACCCCGTGTTTCACACTGATCGCCCGAATGGATAAGATGCCGCCCTACATTGTTACGTCGGATTGCGAGGGCCACATGGCACCATTCATCCGTCGAGAGGCCAACATGCTGGTATACGAAATATACGCCACAGATAGTCCGATCATGGCGCGGATAAAGGAGTTCATGGCGCTGTATGGGTTGGTGGATGTAAAAATGCGCATGTTGAAAATTCCCGAATTGAAGCGGATCATGGGTTTTCCGGCCGATTATAAACTGATCGGAACGCAAGCGGAGCAGAAAAAGTTTATCGGCAATGCGGTTGAGGTTAATATGGCCCGTGTGCTGTGTGAGGCGCTGGGTATTGCAATGAAAATGGAGAAACAAAATGTCGCATAATATGAAACAGATAATTCGAGTGTTTCCTACTCTTACCCATGCCACGCCCACCGATGAATTGGTGCGTATTCATGAAACGCCGTCGTTTTTCGACGAGGCAAATGAGGTGCACATATCGGTGGCTTTCACGTGGGACATTCCGTGGGCTGAATGGGCCGCCCGCCAGTGGGAGCGGGTTGCACCGGTAAAGATCGGCGGTCCTGCCTACAATGAACCCGGCGGGGAGTTCGTGCCTGGAATGTATATGAAGCGCGGATATGTCATTACCTCTCGCGGCTGTCCGAACCGGTGTTGGTTCTGCGCCGTGCCGAAGCGCGAGGGCGGTGTGTTGCGCGAATTGCCCGTAACGGACGGTTGGATCGTGCAAGACGACAACCTGCTGGCATGCTCCCCGGCGCATATCGACGCTGTATTCGCCATGCTTGCTCGACAACCACATCGACCGCAGTTTACCGGTGGACTGGAGGCGGCGTTGATGACCCCGGAGATGGCGGTACGGCTACATGAATTGCGTCCCGAATCCCTCTTTTTCGCGTATGACACGCCAAACGATTTGGACCCACTTGTTGAGGCTGGTAAAATGCTGTTCTCGGCTGGATTTACCAAAGCAAGCAATAGTCTGCGTTGCTACGTCCTGATCGGATACCGGGGTGATACGTTCGAGAAAGCGCAACAACGCATGGGTGAAGCGTGGCGGGCGGGGTTCATGCCTTTTGCCATGCTTTACCGTGACAAAGACGGAAAATTCGATAAGACGTGGCGTCGATTCCAGGGACAATGGGCCAATCCGACTATTACCTACTGTAATTGTGTGAAATTCTTCGGCAAATGAAAGTTATAGTAACATTTTCGGGAGGCAAGGATAGCCTTGCAGCGCTCCTTTGGGTGCGTGAACATATCACCACCAACTTTACCACCGTGTTTTGCGATACAGGGTGGGAACATCCTCTGACTTACGAATACATCTATGGGATTGCCGACAAACTGCACCTCGATTTGGTAACGTTGAAATCCAAGAAATACGACGGCATGGTCGATCTTGCCAAAAAGAAAAATCGTTGGCCCTCGACCCGGGCGCGGTTCTGTACCGAGGAGTTGAAAACGAAACCGGTTATCGACTATGTACTCGACGTGGTACAGGACAACATGCTGATGATACAAGGCATTCGAGGAGCGGAGTCCCCAGCCCGTGCGAAGATGCAGGCACAATGTACGTATTTCAAATACTATTTCGAACCTTACGGATACGACAGGAACGGCAAACCGCGGTATCACAGCTATCGGAGGCGGGATATTCGGGCGTATCGTGAAAAATTCGCTGACGATCTATTGCGCCCCGTATTCTACTGGTCGGCAAAGCAGGTAATAGATTACATCTTGGCGGCTGGCTTGGCCCCGAATCCACTTTATCGAATGGGCTATAAACGGGTTGGATGCTGGCCGTGTATTATGGCAAACCAACAGGATATTTTCAACATCGCGCGGCAAGCTCCGGAGCGGATACAATACATTGCCCGAATGGAACAAGGGCTGAAAGCCGACGGACACTCCAGTTCGTTTTTCGGACCTGATAAGATTCCTACGCGGGCTATAACGAGCGGTGAAAAATATCCAACCATTAACGACGTAGTGCGATACGTCGAATGGCAAAACGCAACAGGAAGTTTGTTCGACGACGATCCGGCGACCAGTTGCATGAGCTATTACGGACTTTGCGAATGAAAAGAAATACCGAGATTTTAATAAAATCACGATAAAATTACATAACATGGACCGAAAAATTACTTTGAATCCGCTGGGCGAAATCGCCGCGGAATTGCTGCAATCGGCGACGATCCGAATGGCAGAGCAACTGAATCAACACAATCCCAACCATGCAACTATTTTACGGCGCATGGCTATGGATTTGGAGCACCCCGAACATAACGTAGGCGAACTTACCATTGTAGGCGCCTATTTAGTGCAAATCGCAGCCCAGCAATTTGCGGCCACGGTCACCGACCCGTCGCATGCAGCAATATTGTATGATATTGCACAAGAGATCACCGATAAAATTCACGATAATACACAACTATCATGAGACTGACCAAAACAAGCATAATGCCTTATGGCAAATACCAGGGCAAACCGATGAGTAGTGTCCCGGCCGATTATCTGCTTTGGTTGCGCGAGAACAAAAAGTGTTCGTCGCTCGTCGCCAATTATATCGACGAAAATATGGCTGATTTGAAGAAAGAAGCGGAACGGGCGGATCGTATGCGTGAAAATCGTCGAATCATGAGAGCAATGTACAAATAACGTTGAGGAAAATAATTTAATGAAAAAATTCAAACGACGTCGGAATATCGAACGGGCCACTTTGTTCAAAGTACGCTATATTTTGCTGCTGGAGGACGCGAAAAAAATCGTCGAACGTGAATTTCAGAGCAACAAAAGCATGCAACAGTGGATTGCCCGCAACGATAACGATACGACATTCGGAATCGTCATTGTCAATACGCTGGCACTGATCGACGATACATGGGAACCATTCACGGCAATCGGTCGCAAAACCGTAACATTGTCCGACTTGGAAAATATCGTCAGAAACTTACGTGAAGATTGGAAAACTTCGGAAAACGGATTTTGACGATTTGTAATACTCAAAATGATATGGAACAGATGTACGATGATTTGGCAAATGATATTCGTCGCCGGGCGAATGCGGCCAATATATCCATATCCCGGTTATGCCGGGAAGCTGGCGTATCGCGCCGGTGGTACGAAGACTTGAAACGTCGCACCCCGCATCCGGTCGATTTGTATCTGAAAATCGACCGTAAATTGCAGGAATACGAGCGGCCCGATGGCGTCGCGTGCGCGGCGGATAAGTCGCAGAAATAATGTTTGGCATGAAGATACAAATTACACAGGAAAGACGGGGCGAAATTGAACGTATCCAGCAGGAGTTTCGCAAACAGCTCTCACCGGGGGAAATTTTACGGGGAACCGCACAGGGTATCAATAGTGCCCTGGCGCGATCTGTTCCCCGAATCAATAAGCGAGTAAAGGAGCAGTACAACATCACGCAAAAATACCTTTCGCGGCAGGTCGTCGTATCGCCGAAAGCCAGCAGCGCAAATTTGTACGGCGGTATCAAAATCTGCGAGGGGCGATTACCCGTAGCGGCGTTCCGACCCAAACAAACCGGATCATCCATAACTGTGGCAATCCACAAGGGTAAAACCGTCATGATACGTAACGCATTCGTGGCGACTATGGCCAGCGGTCACAAAGGTGTATTTGCCCGAGGCCGTTATGAGAAGCGGAGCGGATTCGTCCCCAGCCGGGAAAAGACGGCGAGCGGCAAAGTCCGCATCACGCAACTGATGACCGCCTCTCCGTTCACGATGGGCGTGTCACCGGAAGTGCGCACTGATGTGGTCGAGTTCATGGGGCGCGAGGTGACAGCACGCATACACGGAATACTAACCAGCCGCGTGAACCGAATCGCGGCGAAGAAATAATAAATCGCGGGTCCTTTCCGGCCCGCAGCATCGGGGGTAGTCGGCACCCCGGTTTTTCGCCAGTCAGCAGTGAAAAATTATCATAGCAAGTAGCAAGCGGCTGAACATGAGAAAAAAAGCACCGAAAGGATGGGTTAAAATATCTGATTTCGAGGAATTAACAGGTGTCAGCGCCAAAACCGTCGCAGCGGCCATAAAGCGTGGATATATACCCGAGAATTTCGCCGATGTTGTCGGGACATCGGCGACCTCGCCGTATTATTTGAATCCGCAACAGGCCGCCATATGTTGGTATAAGTCTCTCAATGCCGCCCATCCTGCCCAGCGCAAGGTGCGGGAAGCCCTTGCGGGATACATAAAGACATTCGACAAAACTATCGTTGCCCCGCCGCCGAAAGAGCCGGCTGGAGCAGCTACGAAAATAACTTATGAAGATGCACAGTTGCAGGAGAAGATCGCCAAAGCGCGCATTGCGGACCTTGAATTACAGGAGAAAGAGGGTTCCCTGGTATCGCGTGAAGCGGTGAACGACCAACTTTTCGCAGCTGGCAAAGAATTACGCGACGCATTATTGACGATTCCGGATCGGATTACCGACATCATCATGGCCGAGGAGAATCGGACCATAGTGTATAATACGATTTACGATGCAATTGCTGGGGAACTGCAAAAACTCGCTGACCTCCAAATCGGACCAACCAAATAAATGGAACAACGAACCGACATAATAGGATTCTATCAAGGGCTTCGGCCCATCGAACGAATTACCGTTTCACAGTGGGCGGACAAATACCGCTTTTTGTCGCCGGTCAGCTCCGCGGAACCGGGACGGTATCGCACCAGCCGTACACCCTACCTCCGAGCGATCATGGATTCGTTAAGCGTTCACGATACGCATAAGAAGATCGTATTCGTAAAAGCGGCGCAGATCGGAGGTACGGAGGCGGGCACCAACTTTTTAGGTTATTGCATGCACATTGCGCCCTCTCCGACTATGTTCGTCCAGCCGACGGACGAAATGGTGAAGCGTCTATCCAAAGGACGTATCGACCCATTAATCGAAATGTGTCCCGAGTTGCAGCAGAGAGTGGCCCCATCGAAAAGCCGAGACAGCAACAATACGATCACCCAAAAGAGTTTCAGCGGCGGTGTCCTGATTTTGGCCGGCGCAAACAGCGCCGCGGGATTGCGCTCGGTTCCTATCCGCAACCTCGTGTTGGATGAAGTGGACGCATATCCGCAAGATTTGGATGGCGAGGGCTCGCCGATTGATTTGGCAATGGCCCGTACGCGAACGTTCCCGAATCATAAGGTTTTCATGTTGAGCACCCCCACCATCGACGGCTCGTCTGCAATTGATCGGGAGTTTAAGGAAACCGACCAAAATTATTACCATGTCCCATGTCCCGTTTGCGGCACCATGCAACCGTTGGTATTCGCCAACCTCAAATGGGAGGAGGGTGACCCTGATTCTGTCAAATACCAATGTGCGCATTGCGGAGAATTGATCGCTGAACGTCACAAGATTGACATGCTGGCAAACGGACAATGGGTCCCGAGCAAGCCGGAACGTGTCAGCCCCGATGTTATCGGGTTCCATCTGAATAGTCTATATTCTCCCTACGGCTGGCATAGCTGGAGACAAATTGTCCGTGATTTTCTTGTCGCTAAAGACAACCAAAGCAAATTAAAGGTTTTCGTAAATACTACATTGGGGGAAACGTGGGCCGAGCGGGGCGAAGCGCCTCCGTATAAAAACCTTTACAATCGACGGGAGCGCTATCGAATCGGCCAAGTACCGGTCGATGTATGTTTCTTGACTGCTGGCGTCGATGTGCAGCGCGACCGTCTCGAGTTGGAAATCGTCGGTTGGTGTGCGGACAAACGAAGTTATTCGATTGACTACCGGGTTTTGGAGGGCGAAACCGCAGCGACCAAAGTATGGGAAAGATTGGCCGACGTATTGTCCGAGCGTTGGCCGCGTAAAGATGGTACGGAATTTCCGATCCGCCTAATGGCCATTGATACTGGTTACAATACCACACATGTTTATACGTTTTGCCGCAGATATAGTGCTGATCGCGTTGTTCCTATAAAGGGGCAGGACCACCTCGGAATGGCCGTCGCCCCTCCGAAATCCGTGGACGTAACCAAATCGGGGAAAAAGGTAGGCAAATTACGCTTGTGGAATGTCGGTGTGTCCTTTCTGAAAGGAGAGTTGTATGCAGCATTGAGGTTGGAGCGGGACGAAAACAATGTCCCGCCACCCAACTATTGCCATTTTCCACAATACGACGAGCATTATTTCCGTGGTTTGACTGCCGAGGAACAGGTAAAACGGATCGTTCGAGGGTATCCCAAATATCAATGGGTGAAGCGTTACGAACGAAACGAACCGTTGGACTGTCGGATCTATGCGCGAGCTGCCGCAGTCATTGTGGGATTGGATCGGTTAAGTCCCGAACGGTTGGCTGCAATTGGCGGTGCGGTTACATCCTCCAAAAGGGAAGCGCGCAATTCGGCAATCAGCAAGTACGACCGGGATTATAACGATTTTTGGGACTGAACATTATAGCGAAAATTCGCTATATTTGTATAAGGTTTGGCAAAGTCTCGCCAAACCTTTTCCCGTAAGATTGTCAGTTTATTACAACTTGCCTACATTAGCATAAAATCGTTATGCTAATGACCTTTACCCGCGAACAATATATTGCCCTCAAAGATGCAATCGCCAGTGGCGCCACCACGATAACCTACGGAGATAAAACCGTGTCTTATCGGTCGCTTGCGGAAATGAAAGAATTGGTTCGAATGATCGAGGCAGAGTTATACCCGGAGCGACAACCGCGTCGCCGCCGGCTTGCCGAGATAGATCGCGGATATTTTCCCGAGCGATGAAATTCTCCTTTGAAATATCATTCGGCAACCGGAACCGCCGGACGTTCGAGGCAGCAGACAAAAGCCGCCGAGGCAAAGCGTTCCGTGGTGCTAAATCCACAGGCATTAACAATGAAGTGTCCGGGGCATTGGTGACGTTGCGCGACCGCGCGCGTCATATGGTGCGCAACAATGGCTGGGCGCGGCGAGCTATCGAAGCAATTACCAAACATACCATAGGCGAGGGAATCCAGCCCGCACCGGATGCGGACCTCGCAACTATACAGCAGATCAAAAAGATTTGGACGGCATGGGCTGGCAGAACCGCCTGCGATTGGTATGGCAAGACCACTTTCTACGGGTTGCAGGAGTTGGCGATGCGAGCCATTGCCGAGGGTGGCGATGTGTTGATCCTGCGGCACTGGGTAATGCCCGACCAAGATAACCCCTTGCCGCTGAAATTGCAGATCATCGAGGGCGATCAACTCGATCATACGAAAAACGGATATAACGAATACGGTTATTGCCGTCTTGGAGTACAGTTCGATAACAATGGGCAACTGATCGGCTATTGGATTTTTGAATATCATCCCGGGGACAGCTACATTTTTGCCACACAGGTCCAAAGTAAATTTTTCCCGAAAGAGGATGTGTTGCATGCTTTCGAGGTGCTTCGCCCAGGTCAGGTGCGCGGCTTGCCATTCGGTGTCGCGGCGTTCATGAAACAATCAGATTTTTCAGATTACGAGGATGCTCAATTGATGAAACAGAAAGTTGCTGCATGTTTTGCCGCTTTTGTTTTGGGGTCCGAGGATATGGGTATGGAGGATGACAATCGGGGGATCGAACGATTGCAGCCGGGTATCATCGAGCATTTGGGTAATGCCGAATCGGTTGAATTTGCCAATCCGCCCAGCGTCGCCGATTACGATGCTTATGCGGGGCGTATTCTGCAAGGCGTGGCCGCGGCCTATGGTATTACGTATGAAATGCTGACAATGGATTACTCCAAAGTCAATTTCACATCGGGCCGAATGGCTAAAATCGACGTTACAGCCAATTTCAAAAGTTGGCAGTATAACATGATCGTCCCGCAGATTTGCGCCCCCGTGTGGGATTGGTTCATCAAGGCATGTATCATCGCGGGCAAGTTATCGACCCCGATAACGGCGGATTGGACGGCGCCCCGCATACAGCAGTTGGATCCAGTAAGGGAAACCGATGCGCAGATCAAGCGCATACAGGCCGGATTAGCCACAATCGGGGAAACTCTGCGCGAAATGGGGCGCGACCCCGAGGAGTTTTTCAAGGAATATAAGCAGGACATCAATCGGCTGGCCGAGCTGGGCATAACGATCAACAGCATTACTCCGGCCATCCAAAACGAAAATAACAATGGCAAAGCAGGAAAAGAATAATCGTACTATGGGTGTGCAATATGGGCGAGCGCTCGTCCAGCCCGAAACCATCGACCCGGAAGCTCGCGAAGTGGATGTCGTTTGCGCGACCGAACGAACCGTCACGCGATTTAATTGGAAAGAAGACTATGACGAAATGCTGGTCTGCGAAGCGTCAGCCATTAGAATGGACCGGGCAAATCAAGGTTTGCCGCTTCTTGATTGCCATAATTCGTGGTCCGTACACAGCCAGGTTGGGCGCACTGTCAAGGTATGGGTGAATGATATGCGCCAACTTTGCGCCCGCGTTCGTTTCTCCAACCGTCCCGAAGTTGTCGGGCTGTTTCAGGACGTAGTGGATGGAATTGTCAAAGGAATTTCAGTTGGCTATGAAATCTATAAGTTCGAGCGCGAGGAACGACCGGATGGCGCCCGCCCGATCTACCGGGCTACCGATTGGATGCCAATCGAAATATCGCTTGCGCCGGTTCCGGCCGATATTGACAGCGGTATCCGTGCCGGTCAGCAGCAACATTCGGTAGAAATCATTGAGAAAAAGACCTCAAATATCAAAAATATGGAAAGAAGTATCGAAAAAGGACACACTATGGAGTACACCGTGGAGGATGACCCCGTAAAGTTGGGTGATATCGTAACCATCGACGATGTGCAGGGCGTAGCCCTCGCAGACGGTGCCGTCGGAGAAACGATCACGCTGACGTTGATCGAATCCGAGGGCGCAAACCCGACAGATGACGATGTGGCCGCAGATGAGCCCGCAGCCGACACTTCGGCAGCCGACGACGAGCGCGGATTTGCCTCCGAGCAGATGGGACAGCGTGTAGCGTCTATCCGAAGAATGACCCGCGCTGCCGGGCTCCCGGACGGTTATGCCCTTTCGCTGGTCGGTACCGACATGACGCTGGAGCAATGTTCCGGCGCTATCATCCGTCAGCTGGCCAAGCGCAAACAGAACGTGAACGGCACCCACGGGGTGCAGGTCGGCCTCGATGCCGGAACCAAGAAGCGCATGGCCGTTGAAAATGCGCTGTTGCATCGTATCTATCCTGCGAAATTCGCATTGGACGACGGCGCTCGGGAATTCCGCGGCATGTCGCTCGTCGAAATCGGCCGGGAATTGCTGTCCGAACGCGGCGTCAATACCCGGGGCATGGATCGCACCGAGGTGGCGAACGCCTTTTTCAAGCGGTCGGCCAGCACAAGCGATTTCCCGCTGCTGTTTGAGGGTATCATCCATAAAATGCTGCGGGCGCAGTATGAGTTTGCTCCCGAATTTTGGGAGAAGATCGCCCGTCAGACCAGCGTGGACGATTTCCGGGCCAAAGGCTTGTACTCGGCCGGTGTCGTCAATGGGATGAAAAAGATTCCGGAGGGCAGCGAGATCAAGTACACGACCCTCCAAGAAAGCAAACAGACCATTCAGGTCGAAACGTTCGCCGAGGGTATCCGCTTCACCCGTCAGGCATTCATCAATGACGACCTGGGGGTATTCTCGATCATCCCCTCTGCATTCGTTCGCCACTGGAATACCACGCGCGGCGATTTGGTATGGAAACTCGTAACGGATAATGGGAAGATGGAGGACAATAAAGCGCTGTTCCATGCGGACCACGGTAACCTGATTTCAGGTGCGCTTAACGAAACGACTCTGGCCGCTGGCAAGACTGCACTTGCCAAGCAGACGGATGTAGCCGGCAGCCTGATTCGCGTATTGCCCCGGTTCCTTGTCGTACCTCCCGAGTTGGAGATCGTCGCCAAAAAATTGGTTACGGCAACCACTCCGGCCAAGTCAGATGATGTGAATGTATTTGCCGGAGCATTCGATGTTATCGTTGAACCGCGTCTGACCGATCCGAACGCATGGTATCTGATGGCCGATCCTTACGCCGTGGATCACCTCTACTATGCCTATTTGGAGGGGAACGAGGCACTGCGCGTGAACAGCACCGAGGAGTTCAAGACAGATAGTATGGACTATGCGGTGCGCGGCGATTTCGGCGCAGCCGTCATCGACTATCGCGGTCTGGTGAAATCGACCGGGAAATAATCGTAACGATACGTTTCCGAGGTGGGGGCGGGATGCTACGCCCTCACTTTAACAGATAATAACATTAAGAGATAACATGAAAAATTTTGTACAGGATGGTCTGACCATCGACTACAAGGTAGCCGGGAAAGCCATCAAAAGCGGCAATGTCCGCATGATCGAGGATGTGGCCGCCGTGGCTGTCACGGACGGGGCCGTTGGCGATACGATTTCCATGCACGTAGCTGGAGTGTATGAGCTGGCGAAAGGCGCCGGGGCGATCAAACAGGGGCAAAAGGTATATGAGGCGGCCGACGGTTCCGGTCTCGTTGCGTCCGAGACCGGAAACAAGTATGTCGGATGCGCATGGGAGGCTGCCGACGCCGGAGCTCCGACGGTTTGCGTCAAGATAAACGCCTGACATCTGACCACGATGTGTCCCAAGTTTGATACGATGGCCAAAATGGTGGTTTCGTCCATTTCCAACCTTATGGGCGAAACCGCCTTTTGGTTGTCGTCAAACGGTGGACGCACGCCGGGCAACATTCTGTTCAAGAATCCGAGCGAACCGATTCAGATCGGCGATTCGGAGGGGTACGAATATCGTCCGGGAAATGCAACCGCAGAATTTTACGAAGATATTTTTCCGGGGCTGAAACAAGCTGTGGATAACGAGACGACCGAATACCTCGAAATCCGTGGACAACAATATTTGGTTGTAAGCGTAACCACCAAATTCGATGGGAAAATCTATGTAGCGCAGCTGGAACCGCACGAGTAATGCAACTGTCAGAACAAAACATTGAGCAAGTGTCTGTTACGACCGCATACGAGCGATACGAGGACGAGATCGTCGCATTGCTGAAAATGCCGGGGGTCGATGTTGCGCCGTTGCCCAAAGTCGAAGCACTCGAAATGCCGCGCCGAACACAGCAGCCGCAAATCTTCGTGCTGATTAATGGCGGCGAGTTTTCGGAGCGAGAGGAAACGTCGGTCGTGGCACAGTTGGAAACGATAAAATGCGAGCTGTTCATCCGGGCAAAGAACCGTCGCGGTGCATTAGGGTTGTTCGACGTCTATGAACAGGCTAAACGGCGGTTGTTGGGATACCGTATGTCAGGGGCGAAAACGCCGATATATTTCAATTCATTCGGATATGTTTCCGGTCTGCACAACTATTGGCAATATGCCCTTACTTTTTCATTTGCGGCATACTCCATCCAATTAGAATGTTCGGACGATATACCCGTAATACGAAAAATCACGCAAGAAATCAAAGTATTATGAAAACTTACGAAGTAATTAATCCCTATGTCGTTTTCAGCGTCAAGAGCGGTGACAAACGGAAAGAATATGCGCTGAAACAGGGCGACACAGTGGAATTGCCCGAAAATGAGATCGCCGTTCGGGCCATGTTGGCCCGTGGTCAGATCAAAGAAATATCCACCGCTCCCGCCGCATCGGCTGGCGGCAAGAAATAGCCGATAGAATATTAACGGCCGGTAACGGCAAAACACTTACAAACATGGATTTTCTGCATGGAATAGAACATGTAAAGACCCCTGCCGATGTGGTTCCGGTGAACGACATTGTTACAGCGGTTATCGGGCTGATCGGCACGGCCGACAAGGGGGATACCAACATGCTGACGCTTTGCAAGAGCGCACAGGATGATGCCGCATTCGGCACGAAAGGAACGATCCCCGAAGCCCTAAAAGCAATTCGTTTGCATGACACGGCCAGCGGTAGCGCACTCGTGTTCGTTGTCAAGGTAAAGGGTGCCGACGAACAGATCACCGGCGCTGACATCGTGGGCGAGGTCGAAGTCACAGGCGAACGCACGGGACTGAAACTTTTCGAAACAGCCCAAAACAAATACGGATTCGAGCCGATGATCTACATTGCTCCCCGGTTTTCTGCATTAGCGGCCGTGAAACAGGAGTTGGTGGCTATGACCGAGAAAACCGGCGCTGTGGCCTACATCGACACACCGGACGGCTGGAGTTTCGATCAAGCAATCGAATCCCGAGGTAATGGCGGCGAGTTCGCCACATTGAAGTTGGGGCAAAAGCTGCTTTTCCCGCATGCTTTGGTGCCTAATCCCGACTACAATCCGGATGCGGAGGTACCTGGCGAAAAATACCTCAATGTCCCGTTATCCGCATACGCTGCGGGATTGCGTGCGAAAATCGACCTGACCGAGGGGTGGCACGTTTCATCCAGCAACCATGCGTATGTCGGCATTGAGGGTACCGATGTGCCGGTGACGTTCGGGTTGAACGACAAAACTTGCGAAGCCAACTTGCTTAATGCCGCCGGGATTACCACGGTAGTCAATATGTTCGGCAACGGCATTGTCGAGTGGGGCAACTACACGACGGGGTTCCCGGGTACGACCACTCCCGAAGCATTCGAATGTGTGCGTCGCGCGCAGATGATTATGAATCGTTCTATCGACATGGCATGCGCCGCATTTCTCGATGTGAAACAGGTGAAGCAGGCCGACATCGACCTGGTGCGAAACACCGTCAATCAATACTACAATCGGCTGATGGCCGAGGGTAAGATCGTTTACGGAGAATGTTTCTTCGACAAAACGAAGAACCCCGTTACCGAGCTGGCGCAGGGGCATGTCACATTCTCGAACGTATGGACCCCGGCCGTGCCGCTCCAGCGAATGACGTTCGATCATAAGATCGACCTTAACAAACTTTCGAGCATCGAATAATTATGACTATCACAAAAGTATATGATGCCAATGTTTACGTGAACAACGCAAGCACCCACGGGCAGGCATCGGAAATTACGGCCCCGGCCATAAACGCAGTAATGGCCGACTACAAGGCCATGGGCATGGTCGGCTCCATGGAGCTCTTTAACGGGTTCGACAAAATGGAGACGACGATCAAATGGACCTATCCCAATAATGAGGTGCAAAAGGCATGTGCCAATTTCCTCAAACCGGTGGACCTGATGATCCGCTCCAGCAAAGCCGAGTACGACAATGGCGGCATTTCGGGTGAGAAACCGATTGTCATGTATGTCCGCGGTTACCCCAAAACGCATCCCGGCGGCTCTTTTAAGGCAAAAGAGGATACCGAGTTGGAAAACACGTTTGCCGTCAATTACTACAAATTGGAAATCGACGGCGATGCCATTGTCGAGATCGACGTAATGAACAACATCTATAAGGTCGGCGGCACCGATTTGCTGGCCGACCGCAGACAAAATTTAGGATTGTAATATGGTACACAAAGCACTTAATCGAAGACCCGATTTGACACCTCGCAAATCGTTTATGCTGGACGACAACACCAAGATCGAGGAAATCGGGATTACCGTCCGCATGCAGCAGCAGATCGCCAACAACAAAAGTCTCTCCGAGAACGAAATAGGATTGCATGGTATTGCCGCCAAAATTCTCGTAAACGGGGCGCCGATTGTCTATGATGACCTGCTGGATTGTTTCACGACCGAGGAACTGGTAAAGATCACCGATTTCCTCTTTCCCGAAGCAGGCAAAGGAAGTGACGAAAAAAACGGTTAGTATCCCCCGCCGACATCGTGTTTCTTGCACATTTTGTCGGCGGAGGGATTGATCCTATACTGGATATGACCGTAGAGGATTTTTTTACCTATCTGAAATTGGCACTCGACATTTACGAATCCGAGGCAAAATCGCCTCGTCGAGTAATATTGAGTGGGATAGAAAAACGATGACTAAAAAATGGCTATGACAAACAATACACACAGCCCCAAAGCAAGGAGGCCCAGGATGCCTACCAAAACAACCTTTGCGAAATTATACGTCAGCTCCGAAATTTTGTAAGCCGTTTGCGCGATAAAAGAGAAGCTATTCGAAAGCAGCGTAAAACCCTCCACAAAAACGAGTTTTGTAAAGTTCCAAACGAACCGAGCCAGGATCGCAATGGTTTGTTTCAACGAATACTTCATGCCTCAAAGATAAATAAAATTTAGAATAAAACAAATATATGGCCATAGCCTCCAAAGCCCTGACACTTGCGTTCGTTTTGTCCGCTTCGGACAAAATGAGCCGTGTCGTGGATCAAGCCATCAAAAAATCGTCCCAAAGTTTATCATCGTTCGAACGCAAATATGGGCAAGTCGGGGGTAACATGATGAAATTCGGAGGAAAGTTGCTTGCGGCCAGCACTACGGTTGGCGGAGCGATCATCGGCATGGCTAAATCCACCGCAGACTACGGAAACACAGCGGCAAAAACGGCGCGTTCCGTTGGCATGGACGCCGAAGAATTTCAAAAACTTTCTTATGCAGCCAAATATGCGGGGGTGGACCAGCAAAAGCTATCCGCCTCCATGGTGCGACTGAACAAAAATATCGTAGCAGCGGCCGGCGGTTCGAAAGCAGCCCAGCAAACGTTCAAAGACTTGGGGATAAATCTGAAAGACAGTGCCGGAAATCTACGAGCGCCGAACGAAATATTGGCCGATATTGCAGACGTATTCAGCTCTACGGAGGATGGAGCGGGGAAAACGGCCCTTGCTTATGAATTATTGGGGCGATCAGGCGCCGATATGATTTCGCTACTCAATGGTGGTTCCGCAGGGCTTAAGACCATGGGAGCGGAAGCCGAGCGAATGGGACTGGTCATATCGAATGATGCCGCCCATGCCAGCGAGGATTTCTGCGATAATTTGGATCGGGTAACCGACAGCATCCGAGGAGTTGTTTTTCAGATGGGCGCCGCAATGATGCCAGCCATCAACAATACGGCCATCAAAATCAAAGAAGCCATTACCAAAGTTACCGAATGGTTACGCGAAAACCCCAAACTTGCATCGACAATCGGGACCATCGGGTTGGTACTAACCGGATTGCTCGCTGTTGTCGGATTGGCATCGGTAGTTTTTGGCAGTTTGATATTTGTCATTGGGAAATTTGCCGGGGCATTTCGTGCAGCAACTTCTGCGATCAAAGTTGGACAGGCAATTATCATGGCCTGCAAAAACAGCATGCTGTTGTTTCGTATTCAATACGCCGCATTTGTCGTGTGGTCCAAACTCGCGGCCGTAGGACAGTGGTTATTCAATAGTGCATTGTTCGCATGTCCTATTACATGGATCATTGCCGGAATTATGGCTGTGGTCGCAGCGGTCGTCCTGATGGTCAAATATTGGGACAACATCGCCGTATTTTTCAAAAAGATATGGAACGCTGTCGTCGGTGTATTCAAAAAGGCGTGGAGTGGTATTAAGAATATATTTCTGAACTATACCCCGCATGGATTGATTATCCAGCATTGGGGTAAAATTTCCAGCTGGTTTTCGATCCTTTGGGGTAAGGTCAGGAATGGAATCGGCATGGCATGGAATGCCATCAAGAACATATTTCTGAACTATACCCCGCACGGACTGATTATTCAGCACTGGGATACAATTACCGGATGGTTTACTGGTCTATGGGAAAATATCAAAGCCCATATTGCAGCAGCATGGGACGGAATCAAAAATTTGTTTTCCGCTCTTAATCCAGTCGAATGGATTGCAAGTGCTTGGGAGTATGTCGGAGAGTTTTTCGGCAACCTCGGCATCCGTTTTTACGAATGGGGCAAAAACATCCTGCAAGGGCTTTGGAACGGCATAACCGATATGATCCCGAATGTAGTCGAGGGCATGAAAGGTATCGGGCTGAAAATCGCCAAAGGATTCAAGGCTATCTTGGGCATCAACTCCCCGTCAAGATTGTTTGCCCAATACGGAGTGAATATCACCCAGGGGTTGGTCGTCGGCATGTCACAAGGCGGTGCGGCTGTCGAAAACGCCTCCGAGAGTCTGGCCGCAGATACGACCAGCGGAATCAACCGGTCGATGCAATCTTCGATCGTTGATGCCTCCAATACATTCAACGGCGGTAATAATTCCGGAGCTACGGTAAATTATTCACCGCAGATTACGATCACGGGCAATGTTTCGCCCGATGTTCGCGACGAATTTTCAAAAATGTTGCGGCAACACGCCAATGAAATACTTTCGATAATACGACGCGACGCCGAAAATTCGGCGCGGCTATCCTTTAATTGACCGTCATGTTTGCACAACTGGGAGAACATATTTTTCAAGGGTTGAAAACTCCGTCGTCGATGAGCGACAACGAAGCTGTCAAATATGCCCAAATTCAGCGTATCAACGACAAGCCGACCATACAACCTACGGGAACCGAATTGAAAGAAATTCGGCTCTCGATTGTGTATTCCATAGACTTCTGCGAGCCATCCGATGAAATCGCCGCACTGAAAAAATCCATGCGGAATTTGGAAGTCCTTACTTACCTGACCGGTGAGGGGCAGATTCTCGGTAAGTATGTCATTACGTCGGTCGATACGACAATACAGCAATGCGATGCCAACGGACGAGTGGAGCGGGCCTCCGTAAATGTAAATTTAATTGAAAGCCCCAGCCAAGAGACTACCGAGCCCGCAGGGCGAGCCTTGACCAGTCAAAACCCGGTTCCCGAGCCTCCGGCGCAACCGATTCCGGCGCCTGCGGCGGAGATCACCCGTGATATTGCCGAAGCCAAAACGAAAGTGAGCGGGATAAAACAGACCGTAACAAAAATTAAAGGTAAAACAACCGAATTGAAACATGGGGTGCGGGAGGTCCGCCAAATGGCAAACGATGCGCAACAGTTGTATGCTTCTGCCAAAACAAAAGTCGAGGCAACAAAGAAAATCGTGCAGCGAGCCAGTCAGTTGCCTACGTCATTGGGCGAAGCGTTGAAATATGCCGAGAACCTTGCGACCCTGGATGATGCAGTGGATATTTCGGTTTTGGAACTGGGGGCAATCCAGCTCTCCGAGAGCGCGCACAAGCTATCTACACATGCGGCTCCCGTGGCTGGTTTCGCAGGAACGAAAGAAGCAGGAAATTGATATGGCAAGTTTCAATTATACCACAGTCGAGGGTGACCGCATCGACACGTTGTCCGCCCGATTTTATGGCGGCAATCGTGGCATTGCGATTATTGCGGATGCAAATCCAGCGGTGCCTCTCGACGCTATTTTTCCATTGGGGACCGTGTTGGTTATCCCTATTGTAGAGGATAGCCGCTTGGCCCCGAATACAGATTTACCCCCATGGAAACGCTGAAACAAAATATTTGTCGGATCATAATCAACGGTAAAAATGTTACCGAGGACATTACACCTTACCTTTCCCGGGTGTCTTATACCGATAAGGTCGAGGCGGAAAGCGATGATGTGACGCTCGTATTCGAAGATACGGAGGGACATTGGCAAAATGGCTGGTATCCCCAACAGGGAGATACCATTTCATTGGAAATCGGGTCCTCCTCCGCTTCGGTAGATTGCGGTGTTTTCGAGATCGACGAAATAGAGTTGGAGGTGGCGCCCGATACCGTAACCATCAAAGCCATCGGCGCCGCGATTTCGAAAGCCTTGCGCACGAAAACCAGCAAAGCATTCGAAAAACAGTCATTAAAACAGATCGCCCAATATTTTGCAACGAAACACGGCCTGCGACTGACTGGGGCCGTCGGTGAGTTGCAGAAAATACAAATCGAACGAAAAACACAAGACCGGCAAACGGATTTGTCATTTTTGGCCGGGTTGGCCAAAGAATATGGGATCGTATTTTCCGTGCGCGGGGACCAACTTATTTTTATGGATAGTGACGAATTAGAGCGACAATCCACAGTCCTGATTTTTCATAAAAATGAGTTGAGCCGGGCGCGTTTTGCAGACAAAACCAGTCAGGTTTATGGGGCGGCGGTGGTCTCTACGCGCAACATGAAATCGAACAAAGTCCGGCGCTGGAAAATTACACCGTCTGATAAAAATGGAGGCAAAGGCACCTTGACGAATGACACATGGCAGGAGAATGTGACGGCTGAAAATGATTCCCAAGCCCAAGCGAAAGCAAAAGGAGGATTGAAGAATACCAACAAGGACAAAATCACGGGAACGATCACCGTTGCGGGCAATACGAAACTGGTGGCGGGAATCAACATCGAACTGGCCGACATCGGCCAATTTTCCGGGAAATGGCATGTTGTGGCATCTACCCACCACATCGACAACACGAGCGGTTACACGACTGATGCGACCATTCGAAAAATTATGCAGTAACATGTTGCGGTTAGGTATTATATCGGAGATTGGAGAGGGCGAAAATAAGGGATATGCCCGTGTCTCGTTCGATGAAAACGGTATCGTGTCCGGATGGTTGGCCATGCCGTCGGTGAGCACCCGAACGACGAAACATTGGGTGCCGGTCGAGGTCAATGCACAGGTCGCATGCCTGATGGATGAGCAGTGCGAGCAGGGGGCCATTGTCCTTGTTCTTTGGAGCGACGAGGATACTCCGCCCGATTGGGCCGGACCTAATACGATGGGGGTCATGTTTGCCGACGGCTCCGAAATTTTTTACGATACCGAAAGCCATAAATTGACGGTGAATGCACCCGATGCCGAGTTGTCGATCAAGTGCAAAAATTTGATCGTCGAGGGCGACGTAAGTATCAAAGGAGAAATCGACACGAAAGGTGACATTTCCGTGACTGGAGACATAACAGCAAATGAGGTAACCGCCGGTCCGCAGGGCATCAAATTGACAGCACATAAACATCCGACAGCCGGAACCGGAGCGCCCTCCACACCGATACCATAGAATTATGAAAAACGACACACGTAATTGGCAGGTCAGCATTGACAACCCGTCGGAAATTGTTGATGGAATCGATGATATAATTCAATGTATCCATATCATCCTTACGACCGTTCCCGGAAGCGATCCATTACGCCCAGGATTCGGCAGTAACGTATACAAATATTTGGATAAGCCGCTGGAGACCATGAGACCGCAAATCATACATGCAGCCATTGAGGCCATCAACCGGTGGGAGAAGCGCATCGAGATTTCAGCATGCTCCGTAACAAAACATGGCGACCGGACCCAAATAACAATTGAGGGCATGATCGTAGGGGCGGCGCGGCAAACAACAATAAAGGCAGTATTATAAAATGGAGAACATTATACCTACTTTCATCGAACGGGATCCCGAAGCGATACAGGCCGAGTGCAAATCCCGGTTGGAGGAATTGTTGGGCCGGGAGATACAATCGGCACAGATCGAGCAGTTGATCCTCAATTTCATCGTGTATCGTGAGCTATTGTTGCTGAACCGCTTTAATGCGGGCATGCGGCAAATGCTATATCAATTCAGTACCGCACCGATCCTCGACTATATTGCCGGACTGGTCGCCATCGAACGATTGCCCGCGGCAAGTGCTGGATGTACCGTTCGGTTCTCGTTGGTTGAGGGACATGGAAACGTTCTTATTCCCGACGGCACACGAGTTTCAAGTGCCGACGGTGCGGCCATATTCCGCACGGCGGGCGATGTGGTTATTATCCGCTACGAGGGCCCCAAGGGCAACCCCCAGGGGGGGCAACACAC